GAGATAGTCTGCCGCGATGCCCGCATTGTCGCTCTTGAGCCAGATAAGCGGGTGGGTCGAGAAGGAAAGTGACGGGGCGAGTTCCGAGAACATTTTTTCCGTTTTATCCCGATGTTTTGCTGAGTACCAGAACATTAAATGTGCAGAGACAGACATAAACTTGTCAAGGTTGAGAAGGAAACTTTCGAGAAGGGTAAAGTAAACGTCCTCGGTGTCAGAATAGCCTTCACGTTCTTCCGCTCCTTTGCCCTGCGCCCCATCAAACAGGTTTACCCCGTAAGGGAAGTCGCAGTGGACAAGATTGAACTTTGGCCCCTCGTAGGTCTTGACCCAATCGAGAAAGGAAAGGTTGAGGATTGGCAGCGGGGCCGGTTCTCGTTTGGCAGGAGCTTCCCCGACAGCGCCACTGCTAGTGCCTTCGCTGCTGCTGGCGTTGTGCGAGGTTGATGTCTGGGGAGAGGGAATATCCGGTTTGACCACCGTTGCCGTTGTCTCAAGAAGTTCCTGCAGCGCATCGCCCATCGACCTGTGTTCGCGACGTTTGAGTACGTTGTACGCCTCGCGGACAGTCCCGGCTTCTTTTATCCTCGTGTCGGCAAGATCATTATGCACCTGCAGGTACATAGAAACCGTACCAATCGTGAGTCCGATGGACGCGGCTGTTTCCCTTAATGGCCATTCTTTATCTGCTTGGCAATAAAGCTTGTGGATCGAAGCAACAGCATCGACAAGTTCTTGCCACTCCAGATCAGCCCGCTTGATATTCTCTTCCAACTCGACAATCGCGAGTTCTGTCTCTGTCAAAGAGTCCGCATACCGGACGGGAATGTCTCGCAAGCCGAGTTCAATTGACGTTGCAAGCCTGCGTTCCCCTGCGATCAACACCTTATCCCTCGTAACAATAATCGGGTTCATAACCCCGCGTTCTTTGATCGAGGGAAGTAGGTCATCGGTTTTGATGATCCGCCGCTGCCTTTCGTCTCTTTTTACAACAATTTCTCCTGTAGGGAGTCGGGCGTAATCATCGGAGATGGTCAAGGTAGTGTTCCTTTTTCTTCTTGTGTTATGTAAAAAGACGAAAGACGAGGGGGACTTGCCCCCTCGCCCAACGTCTGGAAGGTCGGGTTATGCCCCGGTAAGCGAGCCAACCTGATTACCAACTTCCATCGACTGCTGGTTCACGTACTGCTGAACCTGCACCATGACCTGTGCCCCGATGAGTTCCGGCAGAACTTCATCATACGCACGGCCATGCGCTTCGACCCCACAGCTCTTGATGAAATCATCAAGACGCCACAGAGCATCGTCGGTCAGATAATAGTCCCGACGAAGCTGACGCTTGGAGAGATCAACCGGAGAACCGTCCGTGTTGGTCTTGTCTTCTTCGCTGACAGTCTCGGCCCAGTCAGTGATGCCAACAAGGAACCGAACATAAGGAGTCTTGTTCTTGTTGTTATCGCCCACCTCGAACGACTTGATAATGCCGGGGTAATCCCCTGCTTCAAGCGCCTTCGGCTTAGATGCTTCACCAGCGGGTTTCTTGAGAAGAGAAGTAAAGTCAACCATGTGAGTTTTCTTTCGAGTAAGTAAGTAAGTTACGACCGATGCTGGTCAGGCTTTTCGCCATCTGGCGAAACTCTTGTGGGGCGTTGCCCCAAAACTATTGTCTGTTGGCTGTCAAGAACCGCGAACGTCTCGGAAGTATTCCGCGAGACCGTTCTCAACATCATACTCGGCCTTTACGTTCATCGGGGCAGAATTCTTCAGTTCCACCACCCCGGAAGTCCGGGTAAGGATTTTTCGTTTCTGATTCGTGCCTTGCCCCGTGGTCTTGACCATCAAGGTATTGTTGAAATACCGTCCGATCTTCGGCGGAAGGCTTTTGCCCAGAGATGAGGGGTAGCCGTGGACCGGCCCATTCTCTTCCCCGATGTAGGCAATATGCGAAATCAAAATGACATTGCACTTGACATTGGAATCGTAGAGCATTTGCAACAAACTCTCGATCATCTGTTGCCCCGTGTACCAGTCGCTTTGATGCGGCTGTTGACCAAGCCGGGCATTGAGGCTCAGGGTGAAGTTAAGAGCCGCGTTGGAAAGCATGGTTAGGGAGTCGATGACAAGGATGTCCTTCTCCCCCCAAGAGATAAGCGGGCCAAAGTTCGCGGTATCCGTCTTCCAGTCGTTGAGAAGATTGATCGTCCTCTGCCAAACCGTTGCTTTGTTCGGAATGAGTTTGTTGTTGACTGCCCGCATTGAGTCTGTTATGGTCTCGAATTCAACCCTGTCGAGTGCGCCTTTTGCCTCGGGCGACTTATCATGGCGCAAGATGTTGGAAAGCACGTCCAGACCAGAATCAAGGTCAATGATCCTCAGATTGTACCCGGCTTTCGCCAAGGACGCAAGGGAGCCTGTCTTTCCGGCCCCCGAGTCTCCGATTAGGAGAAGTTTTGTCACGGAGGTTGATTTGTGATCTTCTAGCTTTGCCATGAGAGGTCCTTGCTTGCTGACGAGAGGTTTGATTTGCTTTGCAAAATGCTGGTGTTTGGTGCTAAATATCGCCTCGGACCTGAAGCGGGTCCCAGACTCTTTTTGTAAAGTTGCTGTTGAGCCACTGTTGGCGAGTCTCGGGCGACCGGGAACAAATGTCACGAAACTCACAGCCCGCATACATATGACAGCCTTTGTCATTCATGGGCCAATACCCTTCGAGGGCGCATGTCTCCATCTGTCTTGCCCAGAACCCGAAGTCCTTTATCCATTCCTCCAAAACCCCTTCCGGCCTCGGCACAATGTTCCGGGCGAATCTGGTGAAGTTTACCCCGATCTGAATCCCGTCGAGAATCAATCCCTTTGTTTTCTTCCCCAACGCGACTCCACCAGCAATGGTGTAGATGGAGAACTGGTTGTCCGGGGTGAACCCCGAGAAGAATCTCGGGTCCAGACCGTACTTGGTAGTCTTTCTGTCCGAGACGTAGTGGTCCCCATTGAGGTCCGCAATCCGGTCAATGTGCCCGCAAAGGAGGATTTTCTCCCCGGTGGACTCATAAACGAGCCCCGTGTCAAAACGGAAGGATACCTCCACTGCGGGTTTCCCGTTCGTCAAAAGAACCGTGGAGAGGGAGTCGTTCTCGCCAAAATGCTCCACGTACCAGATGATGGTTCGGAGAAGAGAGATTCGGTTTTTGATATTGTCCCCAGAAATCCACGGGCGACCCAACTCCGAATTCCAAGTCTCTTTGAGAGCCCAATCAAGCATTACGTCCCGGGCATCTTCATGTCCTTTTCCCTCGGCCTTCGCATGGTCATAGCGTTCGAGGGCCGAATGGAGAAGAATTCCAAAATGAAGATGGACAGAAAGTTCCTTCGGCTGCCAACCTTCGACAATGGTATATTGGTAATACCTCGGACACTTCTTGAACGCACCAAGGGAAGTGCTGTCAATCCCGAGCTGGAGACCGGGAAGGGCACGGGAGAAAGAACTGTTTTCGGTCATATGCCCAAGTCCTCGGCAGAGGCAACGGTTCGGGTCAAAAGATCCTGTGCCTTAATTGCCTTCGGCTTCGCCTTGCCCCCCTTCGCCTGTGCCTCCTGTTCGGCCTTGAGCCAATTTTCCCTCTGTGCCCGCAGACCTTCCACAATTCTGTCTCGGTCCTGCCGGGTAAAGCCCTCCGGGTCACGGGAAAACAGTTCCGTCAAAGACTCGATTGCTGCCTCTTTCAGCACATCTGACTGTTCAATCACGAGTTCCTGTCCGGGTGTTTGCTGTTGGGTCATGTCACGAGTCCTTCTCAATTGCGTTGTTAGCTTTTTCCTTCAGCGCCTTGACATAAGAATGGATAATCGACCTGATGGCCTTTCCTGTTCCAATCTTCGAGTCGCTGTCCTTCCCGTAATTTTCTTCAATGAATTCCCAATCTTCGTCGTAAACGAGGATGTGGCGTCGCGACTGAGGGATCAAATTCTTCTTACGCATGGCTGTTGTCTTTTCCCTTGGTAATCACAATGTTTCCCCCGTCCATCTCAACAAGGCGGATTTGAAGACAAGAAAGTGCTGGGTCCTGAACCTTTGCCCTTGCTGCGTAAAGCTTTTGCCTGCACTTCACAGGATCACTTGCCGACAGGATGATCCCGACCGGAGCTGCAAGTGCTTCGTAAAGATAAAGGGCAAAGTTTTCCACGGCGAGTCCTTACAGGAGTTCTTCGATTGCTGTCTGGGCGATCTGCTGACGAAGCCCAACTCGTTTCCTCGCCTCTTTCACCACGTCAGGAAGTTCCGAAATCTCTTTCAGCAACTCCTGTTTCTTTTCCTGCGAGATTTCCTTCACTCCTTCCCGGACAAGTCGGGTCTGGAGAACTTCTTCCGCGACTTGGAGAATTTCTGTCTCGATCACCCCAAGCTTTTTCTTTCTTTCGGCCTTGACCGGCAACTTGTACCTGTTGCCGTAGGCCGTGAACTTTTCTTGCAGGTGCTGCAGGGTGTCTTGTTCCAACAGCTCTCCCGGGAGAAGCTTATCAATCTCTTCTGTCACAGTCCTCGACAAATTATTCCTGATGTTTTCGGCAAAGAGCGCATTGAGTGCTTGCATCTCTGCCTTTCCGATGATCTGCCCCTCGGCATAGGGGGCAGGGATTGAGAAAGAGTATTTGCGAATCTGAATTGTTTGGGAAGACATGTAAGGCTCCGGCTGACGATGGTGTGGCCTGTTTTTCGATTATGAAGGGCGTGGGTGTTGGGCGCAAGGGGAAAGATTGGACGGGGTTGTTTTGATGGTCAAAACGTGGCCACACGGAACCCCGTCCCATTAGAGTCCTAAATCATCCGCCAAAACCTGCGTTGTTTCCACAACAGTTCTTTCCCCAGTTGTTGGCAGAAACGCACCATCTTTGGGCAGTTCTTCTAAAAACCACCTGTTCAACACATCTTCCGGGTCTTGCTCCCATTCCAGCATCAGTCTTTCCACCTCTCGGACATCTACTTCACACTCAGCCCAATGCCCTGCACCAAGAGAGTACACCATAATACGAGCCATGAGCCAATGCCCATTTTCAAACATTGTTGGAATAGGGTGTAAGATTATGTCTGGAAGGGCAATGTGTGTTCCAATCCAACACCTGTTGCCATTGCCCAATGTCGGACGGTCGGGGGAAAA